CACAGAATACAGCATTAAACTTGTTATTTTGTGGTGGAGATTACAAAGAATTAGAAGAAATGTTGCCATCTATAGAGGCATTTGCAAAATCCGCAGGATGTAAAAGATTATATGGCGGTGGTCGAAAAGGATGGTTAAGAAAACTAAAACATTTAGGCTTTGAGCCAGAATATATGATAAGAAAAGACTTATGAGTAAAGGCAAAACTACAACAACAGCAGAGATTCCAGCATACATACAACAACAGCAACAAGAAGTTTTTGAGGCTGGTAGAGGTTTGGCTGGTCAACCTTTCGTGCCATATACAGGCCCAAGGGTTGCAGGATTCTCTCCAGATCAATTAAGACAATTTGAGGCAACTCGTCAATTAACAGAGGAGGCTTTGGGTTATCAACCTTTGGCTGGTATTGCTGAACTTGCAGAAGCTCCAACACCAAGTCTTTTGGGTGCTGACATTGCAGCCTATCAATCACCATTTCAAAGACAAGTTACTGATATTGCTTTAGGCGATATTCGTAGAGAAGCAGAGTTAGCAAGACAAGCTGCTCAAGAAAGAGCTATAGGCGCAGGTGCTTTTGGTGGTTCACGATCAGCTATTTTAGAAGCTGAAGCAACAAGACCTTATGCAGAGCAAATAGCTAGAACTTCTGCTGCTTTAGGACAAGCAGGATTTGAGCAAGCACAAAGAGCAGCCGAAGCTGATATTGCTAGACAGATGAGAGGTAGAGAATTTCAAGCTGGTTTATTAGGCGGTATTCAACAACAACAACTAGGCAGACTTGGTGCTTTAGGTCAAATTGGCGAACAACAAAGATTGCTACAACAACAAGCACTTCAAGTTCCTTATCAAGAGTTCCAAAGAGCATTGGCTTATGGCCCTCAACAGTTTGGTTTATTACAAGCTGGTCAACCTGGTCAAATGCCTATATCAAAAACACAAACAGCAAGAGCAGGATTGGGCGATATCTTAGGAACAGGATTACAGTTTTACGGATTATTTGGAAATCCTTTCTCTGGATTATTAGGTGGCGGATCTTCAAGCGGTAATCTTGGAGCAATATTTTAGGAATATTTATGTCAAGAGGAACTTTACCAACAACACCCATGCCAGCAACCACAGATAGCAATGAAAGATTGCGAATGATGGCTTTTGCGCTTGGTGGTGCATTAAGGGGTGATCCAAATTTTGCACAACAAACACTTGCTTTAAAACAACAGCAGGATCAAAGAAAATTAGAGTTACAAATAGATCAAGCAATAGATAAGAGCAATTTGCCCGAAGCTCAAAAAGCTCTTTTAAAATCATTGCCACCAAAAGATGCTTATAATGCTATTTATTCTGCATCAAAGTCTGATTTAACAGCAGATCAAAAAAATTATAGGCTGGCTGTTCAGCAAGGTTATACAGGAACTTTTATGGATTATTTGCAAGAGAAAAAATCACCTCTTGTAAGCATTGATCAATCACAAAAAGTTTTTGAACAAGAAGCTGCTAAAGCTGGATTTAAAACTCAAGCAAAGGCACAAGAAACAATAGAAAGTTATGCTGATATAGAAAATAGATTAGATGTGCTACAAAAACAATTAGAAGGAACAGATCCAGTACAAACTGGGGTTATAGAAGAAATTAAAATACCTTTTAAAAGATTAGCTGCTGGTTTAAATATTTTGCCACAAGAACAGCTAGACAGATTAAGCCAACAGGAACTTTTTATTGCAACAACTGGTTACATAATACCAAGAATGAGAGTGGCTGGATCTGGCTCAACGTCTGATAGAGAAATTGAATTGTTTAAGTCTGCTGTCCCAAATTTAGGAAATACAGTAGAAGGCAATAAAGTTTTGGTTGGCGGGTTGCAATCTATAGCAAAATATAACAAAAAAAGACTTTTCTTAATGGATGAATATTTAAAAGAAAATAAAAGTTTGCTTGGTTTTGGAGAATATGCCGATCAAGAAATTGGCCCGTTGTTCAAGACATACGACTCAGATGAAGACTATGATGAAAAGGTTAAAAAAGGCGAATTGAAAATTGGTGATTTTGTTTATGATGGTGTTTACGAACAATTTAGAGTTTTAGAAAAAGAAGATATAGAAGGAGTTCAATAATGCCAGCACCTAAACCAAAAGATTACGGGAAAAAAGCTCCAGCAGATATTGGATTGGGTTTAGCAAGATCAGTTGGACAAGGTCTTTTATTCGGTTTTGGTGATGAGGTTGAGGCTTTTGCTAGGTCTTTAGTAAAAGGCGCTGATTATGAAGACACTCTTGGGATTGTAAGAGAAGAAATTGAACAATTTAGAAAAGAAGCACCTGTAGCAGCGTATGGTGCAGAAATAGCCTCATCCATACCATCTTTTCTTCTTGGAGGAGCAGGATTAGCAAGGGTTGGTTTGACTGGCGCTGGAAAAGTTGGCGCTATACAAAGTGGGCTTTATGGCGCTGGTGTTGGTGAGGATGCTGAAGAAAGAGCAAAATTAGCAGGATTATCTGCCTTAACTGGAGGAGCGATATCTGCGGCAGCAGGAAAAATTTTACCTAAAAAGTCAGAGACAGCTAAAAAATTACAAAAAAAAGGAATACCCTTAACACCAGGTCAGTCTTTGAGAGATTCTGGAACTATTGGATCTTCTTTGATTAGTGCATTAGAGGACTTAACAACCTCATATCCTGGCGCTGGCGCACCAATACAAGCAAAAAGATTAGAAACATTATTGCAAACCAATAGAGTTATTTTAGATGAAGCAGTAAAACCTCTTAAAATAAAAATTCCTAAAAATTTAAGCATGAAAGAATCATACGAATATGTAGATGATGTGATTTCAAAGGAATATGAAAATGTTATAAGTAGGCTGTCCATTAAGGGGACAAATAATTTGCAACAGAAAATATTTAACAATATTGAAAATAGCATACTAGATGATTTAGAGCAGGCAAGAGTTTTAAGAATTTTAGATAAAAAAATGTTAAATAAAATTAAAGACGATCAAATATCTGGAAGGGATCTTAAAAATATACAAACAGAACTTAGAAGGCTTGGAGACAGTTTTTCAAAAAAAGGTGGAGCAGAAGGAGAAATAGGTCAAGTAATAAAAGAAACAAAAAAAATACTTGAGGATGAAATAGATTTACAAAACATTGACTCACAGGCACTAAAGAATGTTAATAAAGCCTATGCAAATTTAATTCCAATAAATGATGCTATGCAACAAGCAATTATCCAAGAAGGAGTTTTTACTCCAGCACAGCTTATAAGAGCAATTAAAAAGACAGATCCAACTAAAAGAAAGGCTGCATTACTAAGAGGTGATAAGCCCTTGCTTGAAACAGCAACGCAAGCACAACAAGTTTTAGGATCACAATTTCCTGACTCTGGAACAGCATCAAGGTTATTAGCACAAGACGTTATCGTAAACCCCTTGAAATTAGGTAAATTAGCACCTCCAGCAATAGCCTCAGAATTATTGATGTCAAGGCCTTTTGGAATGTCGCCTGTTACTGGGTTATTAACCTCGGTAAGCCCTTTAACTAGAGGCGCAACGCCAGCAAGCACAGCAATTCTATTGCAACAAGCGCAGGAAGAAGAAAAATAGAATAAACCATGCCAAGAGCGACCGAAAGAGTTGGTCGATCAGGTGAGTACCTCACAGCAGCACTCCTCTCTCAAATTTCTGATACAGTTCTCATTGTTCCGCATGGCTCAGAAGCGGATATAGTCTTTGAACATGAAAATAAACTCTACAAAGTCCAAGTTAAAACCTCATCTAAAATAAACAAAGGCAGAGTTAATTGGCGATTTGATATGCGTAGAGGATCGCATAGCAGAGATAGACAATATCAACACCAAGCCATTGATATCTTTGCTTTGGTTTGTCTTAAATATAGAAACGCAGTTTTTATCAAGCCTATGGAGCAAAAACAAATAACCATAGCAGACGAACACATGAAGAATAATGATGCTGTAAACAACATTCTTGATATATTGTCTAATATACACTAAACTTCATAATTATACATTGGGAGATGTTATGAAAACTTTAGACGATTTATTTGCTATCTATTGCAAAGACTTATCTAGGAGAGGAACTAAAACAATAGATAAGATTAAACAAACCTACAACAATAATATCCAACCTACACTTGGTCATAAGGATATAACCACTATCATTCGCGGTGATATCGCAACATTACATTTTGATATAAGCGATCGCGCACCCTATGTTGCTAATAAATGCCTAGGCATTTTAAAAGCTATGTATAACCTAGCAATCACTTTGTCTTTGGTTGACACCAACCCCGCATCGCACATTCACAAAAACAGAGAGAACAAACGCAAACGCTACCTCACAAATGACGAGCTAGTAAAACTGTTTGCAGTCTTAGATAAATACGAGAGCAAAGATCAGTACAAGAAGTCAGTCGCATTTATCAAGCTGCTACTCTTAACAGGTGCGCGGAAGGGGGAGATAGCAAAAGCTAAATGGTCTGATTTAGTAGGTAATTCATTGGTTATTAAAGATCACAAAACCGATAAGCTGGGCGATGATAGGATCATTCATCTACCGCCTTTGGCTATGGATGTGGTGAATAAGCTAGATAAAAGCGGTGAATATATTGTTGGTATCAAGACACCGAGAAGAGCATGGGAAACATTCAAGCGCGAGGCGGGGTGCGCGGATGTAAGACTCCATGATATTAGACATAGCTTTGCATCCTGGTCATTGCAAAAGATGAATTTATCAGAGGTTGGTCAGCTTCTTGGTCATAAAGATATTGCAACCACTCAAAGGTATGCTCACATTCACCAAGACCAAGCGATAGCCAACGCGCAGAAAGTCGGTCAGCACATAGAAAGTATTATAGAAAGTAATCTATAAATTATTTATGTCAATGCAAACGCGATTCTCATTTGGTGTATGAATACCTAACTTAATTAGGTATTCAGCTACACGTTGAGGATCTTTTTCGTTTGCACGACAAAACATTACAAAATCTTTCATTAAATCTCTGTCCAAATGAATAGGCTTTTTGCCTTCACATTCGTTTTTTACAGGATCATCAAAGTCTGCAAAGTTCATATTCATAACTCCTAGACCTTAGTTTCTATTCTATAAGGCCCAATGTTGTTACCCTCACCATCTACACCATGCACCATCTCAAGTTCTAAGTCGATGTAGTGCTTGGCTTTTAACAAGTCATTCACAACATTGTCCTTATTTCTGGTTACATATTTAACAACATTACCCAGATTCCAAGACAAGTTGTTAGCGTAAATGTAGTCCGTTGGTGATACTTTTAGCTTTTTATAATGATCGCCACCAATTTGTCTGTTGGTAGCTTTATTATCAATCGCTCTATCCCATTGCTCGGGTGTTACATCATCTATGCTCATTATTTCTCCTATTAATTTAACTTACTATATTGCATATTCTAATGCTATCGTGTAAATTTAACAACTATAAAGTACAAAAAGGGAGTATTATGGAATTTGAAAATACCGATACTAGCAAATTTTTCGACACGAAAGAGCTTGCACAAAGGTGGAAGATCAGTCCACGCACCTTAGAAAATCAAAGAGGCAAAGGTCAAGGGCCTGAGTTCTTCAAGATAGGTGGCAAGGTTTTATACGATAGAGAATATATAGAACAATACGAAAAAGGAAAAATAGTATCCAATGGCTCACGCAATATTTAGCCCTTCCTCTGCTGACCGATGGTTTAAATGCCCTGCTTCGGCATACCTAAACTATCAAGCAGAATATACTGTTGGCTTGCCAGCAGCTACAGG